CCTCAAGGGTAAGCTGGTTGATCTTACAGCTCTTGTATCCCTTGACCGCGACATGACGGTCCACCACGATCGTCAGTTTCGGCAGACTGTTGCTCGTGCCGGAAGCCAGACACGAGAAGCTATGCTCATACACCGTGGAGGTGGCACCCACGCCATTCGCCGAACTTTCCGAACCTAGTGCCGCCGCAAGTAGAAGTCCGATATTGTCCGGCTTGACGATCATCGAAATATCGCCCTCTACTTTTTTGCCGGAAATATCCATACGCCCCGTGGTCTTTAGCCCGACCATCACGTCCTCTTCGATATAGTTCTGAACGTACTTCAGACTCTCCGAAGTAAATCCAATCTGGACGGTAGGGGCGACCGCTGTACCCCAGGCCGTTTCTTTCCCGACCTGTAGTACTGCATCCTGTCCGCTAATTGCACCCATGGTCTAAACCCTCCCAGTTTTATCGTGCAACCTCTTTGATAAAGGTTGCTGTAAAAATTGTGACCTTTTTTTCATCCTCCCCGGACACGCCGGGAAAGTATTCTATGTTCATCATATCGCCCATCACATCCGCTGCGCCGTCGCAGGTGGGGTCGGCGAGAAACAGCTGCCGCAGCGCCTCCCCGTAGCGCAGTGCTTGGATCGTGAGATTGCTGGCCTTTCCCCCGGTAATCACGATGATGAACGCAAGCTCGACAGATATCTGGTCGTAGCCGGAGCTGATGATCTCCGCGTCCATACGGCTCGGATTGACCATCATCACCGGGAACTTGTGCCAGGTATAAGGATTCGCATCACCGATGACGATATCTTTCATGGTTGTTAAATTAATGCCATCGGCTTTATTATCCGTGATCCCCTGGAGATAGGTGTCATAATTGTCGTCGACATAATCCTTGATGTCGTAGATCATGTCCTCGATTCTGCTCTCGTAAGCCATCAGGCAAACCTCTTCACGAGCTCTTGCTCCAGGGTGAGCTCAGCAATCCGTTTTGCTCGATTCGTCTGGAACAGCTCTTTGATTGACGGGGCCAGGTATGGGCGTGGAGGCATATGCACCTCTTTGACCATATGCCACTGCCCGTCGCGGGTCCGGAAATGCAGGAACTTGGCAGATCGTGGTACAATCGTCCCCCCAAACTCATGAATTGCCGCATATTTCAGATTCGTCCCGACATAAGCGCTATCACCGATCAACCACCAGCGCAGGGAACTGGATAGCTTCCCGCTGCGGCTATGCAGATGCGCCGTATCAGCCTCCGGAGCGTTGAGATAATCCTCTTGCGCTGTCTTGATCACCTCTTCCGCCCACCGCTGGAGGATCAGGCGGTTGATCATGGGCATATCGTCCTGAATGCGCTTGAGACCACGCTGGACTTCCCTGGCATCCCATTTGATTTCCGTATCAATCACGTGGGTGGCCTCCAGTAGTTCTCGATAACCTCCTGCACCCAGGCGGGAGCTGCTTTGTCCAGTTCACGGGTAATCGAGGCCCCGGCAATCGACACAGAGCCGAGATGCTGCAACCTGCCGCTCTCTTTCTTCCAGAGCACCGCGCACATTTCCATGCACGCTTCCTGCAGGTCGTAGGGGATAGTGGAGTAGCCGGCCGTGTAGGTAATCTTCACGCTCTGTGGTCCCTTGTCGAAATAGTCATCGTCCAGAACGATCTTTCCCTCGTCTCCGTAGATCAGGATAGAATCGGAATCGACTTTCTCGTCATCCCCATAGCTGCGGGGCGTGTCCGTGGAAATCCAGATAGAGATTGTCGTTGCGGTTGAGGTAATGGGATAGTTCTTTGTGAACAACGTATCGCCGTTATCGCCATCATAATACTCGGTCAATTCTTGCGAGGGGAACTTGCGATTGCACCGGTTTGCGAACCAGCGGGATACGGCGTTGATCGTGCGCTCCAACTGATCGTCATAGCCGTCTGCGGTTTCCACCTGCAGGTATTCCCGCAGGTCCGCAAGAGTAATTAGAGCATATGTGCTATCAAGCGCCATCGCATCACCTCAGATAATTGAACTTCCCCCAGATCGGCGTGTTGTAATTACATTTCTCGCACAGTCCCGTCCACTGTTCGAGAATATGCTCTGTCTGCTTTTTCCGCCGTTCCGGGTGCTGGACAAGCGATTCCACGGAATCCGTGAAGATATTCCCCCAGTTAGTTTCCCCCTTGAAGTCATGAGCGCAGGAGATGATTTGTCCGTTGGGCCAAACGGATAGAACATCGAGATAATCGCAGTAAATCCGCTCTCTCCGCTTGAACGGGTCAAGGGTGTGGTCCTCGGCCATCTGATTGTCATACTTGTAGCTGATCCGGATTCGTCCGGGGAAATCAGCCCAGGTTTTCAGGATATCCGCTTCACTGGCCGCGTTTTCATCCCAGATCAGGATATGCATTTCCAGATTGCCGAGCTTTTTAAACTCCTCGTAATGCTGGCGGATATTCACAAACACTCGCTCGAAAGGCAGGCCCGTGGTGTGCTCGTATCCTTCTTTGTTCCCGCCGTTGAAACTGATAATCAGCTCGTGGATCCCGGGGACGTAATCCATAAGCTCGGCGTTCGTGGTCATAATCACCGGTTTCTGCAGATGCGATTCCACATATTTGAGAATGCCCGCATGGTCCGGGTGGTTGTACAGATCGCCTGTGTTGTTCAGCAGAACCCGATGAACGTGCGGGGAATCCATCAGCTTGCCCCACATGAGGACGAAATTGTCGACACTCATGTCCTCACCCGGATACTTCCACACCGGGCAAGTGCGGCAGTGGGCGTTACACTTCGTGGTGACGCTGATCTTGGCATCCATCAGTCGAGCAGCTCCTCAGCTTTCAGGCTCCCCGGGTAGTTCTCCGTCGGCTCAATTACATCCAGAATGATGTACCGATTCCGAATATAGCGCGTGCAGGCGTTGACGAAATATCGGACCAGGCGGTCCCGGGTGATCGTCGCACCCCGCCAGCGGTCAATAACCTCTTTCGGTGTCGGCGCTAGGTGGTTGGGGCGCAGCACGATAACCTGGATCGTGCCCCGGTTTTCCTTGAGATAGGCCTCGGTCAGCAGCTTTGACCGTGGATAGGGATGTACCATTTCCGGGTCCGGCGTATCCTCGACGTCAATCGGCGGTTCCTTATCATCCTGTAAGCCATCGCCGAAACAGTAGACATTGCCTGTGGAGCCATAGACGAACCGCTTGATTTTCAGCTTCTTCGCTATTTCAAAGACAAGAACCGAACCTTCGTGGTTCAGATGGTGAAACTGTTCCCACGTCTGAGCCGAGTCTCTGGATGGATGGGCTGCCAGATGCAGTACGGTATCGCATCCTTCCATGGCCTTTTCGAGTTTGGGAACATCGAAAATATCCTGGCCACTTTTGAGGTCATATCCCACAACTTCGACATCTGCTCGATCGAATCCCGGACGAATCCAACTCGCCAGCAAACCCGAACTCCCTGTTACAAATACCTTCACGCTGCTACCCTCTCTCCTGTGTATTTCTCGATAATCTCCATCATTCGCCTGGCCGAGATATCCCAAGTAAAGTGCTTGCGCATATGCGCTGCAGCTTTCTTGCCTTTTTCCAGTGCCGCCTCATACCCGAAGTAGACCTGCTCCATACGCCTGACGATATGCTTGATATCCGCACTGGCCGCCCAGCTCTCATGACTGACTTGGCCGTCCAGCCGGACTGTTTTCACCGGCGCGAACTTCCATTTGACCGGATATCCCCATTCGCTCGTCATGAAATCCCTGGGGCCGCCCCACGGTGTGTAAATACAGGGGAGGCCCGTCGAGGCGGCTTCAGCCAGGGTGAGACCGAACCCCTCCCCCCGGCTCGGGAGCAGGAAGCAATGAGCCCAGTGATAGATCTCGACCAGACTGTCCGGCCGCTTGGAATTGGGCTCTCCCTCCAGAACTACCGGCAAGCGGCGGGTGTCCACGATGCAGTTGCCCGCTACGCTCATGATTCGCTCTGCCGGCATTTCCAGCTCTTGCTTGACTGCCTTGGACAAGGTCAAACCGGTTTCGTTGACCAGTTCTACCTCAACTTCACAGGTTCTATCTGCTTCCTGCGTGGTTTTCATCACGAGCATGGTTTTCTCGCGGAACTCAGGATACCGGTTGTACCACAAGTTCCAGGCGCCCATGACGTGCTCTGTACCCTTCCTGGGATTCGTCGCCCCGATCCACAGGAAAATGAAGGGCTGTTTTCCTGACGGGAATATCCGTTCTTTGTAGACATACTTGTCTACGTCCACACCCTCCAAGCAGATTTCCACCGGCTTTTTCGTATACTGTTTGAACAGTTCCCAGTTCTGGTGACAAGGCACAACAATTAAATCCGCCTGGTTGATCCGTTCCGGCCAGCCGGGGGGTAAGGTCGTACACTCATACATCGAGTAGAGAATGTTGTATTTCCCCTCCACCGGCTTGAAGGTATCGGCAGTCGTCAGGTGTACCGCCACCTCGGAACTCTCGTCCATGTCCACGCCCTGACGGACCATCGCCTCGTAGAGCCGTTTCTGGTGAGTCGAATAGCCGTAGGCTACACCTATTCTATTGCTGAGATTCGTCCAGTGGATCTTCATCGCCTGCTCTTTGGTAAAGGGAGCGGGATAAACCCGCCCCCTTGATGTCGTTCCGCCAACCGATTAGCTGGCCGCCGTCACGATCCGGCTGTAGTAATTGCTCAACCCGTGAGCGTAAGCCCACCTGGTGAAAAAGCCGAACCGAGTCTGGTAGTCCGCCATCTCGGTGTATGGGTCCACGATCATATCGACCGTGGCGAGCCGTTCTCCGATGAAGAACCCCGCCAGATCGCCGAACACGATCATCCCGGTATCTGCCGCCGAGGTCGACTTCATGATGTCATCGTTGCCCTCGACAATCGGATAGCCCCAGAGCCTGTACGGCGCCGGACCTCCAGACCGGGTGTCCACGAACAGAGGCCGGTTCTGCGAATCCTGCAGACCGTAGACATACGGCCACAGCACACTGTTCGCCATGAAGAACTTGGCGTTGCGCCGGCGATTCGGGCGGATGTCGGCGATGACGTTCCGGATATTGCTTTCTAGGAGCTCAGAAAAGTGGGTGCTCCCCGAAGAGAACACTTCGCTGTATCCGGTGCTCAAGAACACGCCAGAAACCGGATCTCCGGAGCCGATGAACACGGCGCTATCGATTTTCTGACCGATGGCCTCGTTGAACTGATTCATGAGGATTGCCACGATCCCCTGGCCGATGTTCTGGTCCTGTAGCAGCTCGTTGGAGCAGATGGCGTAGGAATCGTGCCGTTTGGCAGTCAGGGTCACCTGGCTGAAGGTAGGCTCACTTTCGGTTGCCGTTCCTTCCTCTGCGGTGATCGCCACGCTGACCTTGGCATTCTCGGTCGCCACGTAAGCAACGTCGGAGCCCATGGGCCAGACACGGCAGTGCTGTAGCGCGAGGGACTCGTCCCGGATGTACCCGAGCAAAGCGTCCTTGTACTCAGGAGCTACCAGGTAACCACCCTCGCTATCCGTGCCTTCCTGCATCGCGGCCTTGGTGATCCAGTTGTTCTGACCGGCTTTCATGTAGGCTTTGCCTATCATGTCGATCATTGCCTTGGAGAGAAGTTCCGCGCCTTCCGGATCCTCTTTCGCCCGCAGGCGGGAACGCTCGCTGAGACCGGTGTAGGTCTGCAGCATCCGCACTTCGCGCTTGAGGTTGAAGCCCTTGTAGGTTCCACGGGCAACGACCTTGATTCCCGGTCGCTCGCCCCCATCCTCATCCTCTTTGCCGTTCTGAGGCGGAAAATTGACGGCCATTTTGGTTTTACCCTTGGCCTGCTCCCGCTCTTTCTCGGCAGCTTTCTCCTCGGCCTCGACCTCAGCCTCGATTCTGCCGAGCTGTTTGGTCAATTCGAGGATTTCGCCCGAAAGCTCCTCCTGCTTCTCCTGCTCCTCTTCTTTTTCGAGAAGAGCACGCTTGGAGGCAATCAGAGCTTCAAGCATCTTGACTCTATCGTTTTTCATAGAATCGTCCTCCCAGTTTCACTGTTTTCACGTTGGTGCTCGTCCCGAAACGCAAACCCTTTCGTCCACGAGGCTCCACGCCTTGCGCTCCTGCCTCGCTCATCTCCGGAGTTGGTCCGGAACTGTCCAGATCGTGTAATATGGATTTGACCTCCTCAATTTGAGGGGGTTTGAATCCTTTCGCGGTCAACGACCGCTGTATTTCTGCTTCTCTATTCGAGGGGATTCCGACGACCGAGAGCTCCAGGAGCTCCACGTCGGTATACACCCGGGTGCCTTCACTGTTGATATCCCAGACTTTCGGAATGAAGCCCACGGATACGGTATTCAGCACTCCGATATCGACTAGGTGCTTGACCTTCTGGGCAAACTCCAGGTCCGTGAACTTCCAGGAAAGCAGTAATCCACTTTCCTCGTCGATTTTCCCATTCACGGCCTTGCCGATGGGCAGCGTTTCCTCCCGTGGCGCATCCCAGGTAGCCCACGCGTGGTCGTAGTAGATCACCGGATTGGATTTCAAATATTGCTTGAGATTCTTGAACGCAGTCGGCATGATGATTTCGTTATCACGATCCACTGCCGCATTCGATGCAGTAGCCGTATAGACATCGGCATCCGCTCCCTTGGTGATCAGTCCCTTGACTCTCATTTTGTCCATGGCTTTCCCTTTATCATCCCAGGCATTGTAGCAATATCCTGCCCTATCATCCGTGTCCGGGAACTCTGAATTTGCATATTCATCCGCCATACAGCGGGCAATAAAATCATCTTTGTCCTCATCGGCTCTCGGTGTCGGTAATGGCATTACTTGCCCCCCCGCTGCCGGTATTCTTCCGGGTCGTAAATTGCAATGCATTTACAGCGGCAATTAATCACATTGCCGGCCGCACCATTCGGATCATGCGGACGCTGCAGGCCGTTGCTAAACGCTTCGCCCCATTTACGGACCTGGCCGGATATCTGATGCTCGGCTCGGACCTTCGGATCGTTCGAGGAAATCCACATTTTGCCATAAGGCTCGGTAGATTCCATGGCCTCTTGCCGTCCATCCGAGTAGGCTGCGTGCGTCTCAGTCCGGGCTATCGTCCGGGCCCGGGTCCGAGCCTGATCAATCTGCTTGCCGACCGTATCCATGACAACCTGCGTTGCTTCCTGCTCGGTCATGCCTTCCTGGATTGAATCTCGCAGGGATACAAGCAGCTTGCTTCGCAGGGTTTCATTCACGCCGACAATCTCCTGCGTCCGTCTGATGATGTATTTCATGGCCGCATCATCGGCCAGGACAAAAGCCGTACCGACGGAATCGATACCTCGCTTCATGGCATCAACTAAAAACGGCTCAATAAGTCGGCGCAATTTTTCATCATCGATTGAGCGGTTCAACGCATCCTCGAACTCATCGGCGATGTTCTTCATCTCCGCTCCGGCCAGTTTCTTTGTGAGGTTAGTCAGAAGCTTTTGCTTGACCTCCTGAAAATACTTCCGGATTTCTTTCGCAGTCTTTGCCATGACCGGTAGGATCTCGTCGTCCAGCTTTTTCCACTGGGCCTGGAACTGCGCCTTTGCCATTTCTTCCTGCGATATTCGCGGAGCCTGGAGATCCCCCCGAAGCCCCTTTTCATCCGGGCGCTCTATCTGCGGAG